GACTGTGTGAGCTGGGAGTTGCGGGGCCGGGTCTTCGAGTAGCGCTTCCCGCCGTAGCGGAACTTCCACCAGAAGTACGGCTCACCTGCCTTGACGGCTGGGTTGTCCTTGCGGGCCTTTTTCACGTAATGAACACGTGGCATGGTGTATCTCCTCTGTTGATGATGATCCTGTCTCTTCAGAGTGGGTAGGATCGGATTCCCACTGACCCCGGTCCTCAGCCGGGGTTTCGACATTACCCTTCCCAGTCGTCAGCCGTGATGGCGGGCTTCTGGGGCACGAACCCGGTGACACGGTCCATGAGATCATGGAGGCGGATCGTCCGGGGCATCAACTCGATCAGCGACACGCCCTTGTTGGCGGGCTTCAGGGCCTCGGTGGCGGCGTTGAACATGCGCCATGCGGTCTGCTCGCCGTGGTCGTAGGACGGCTCGTCCCACTCCTGCACGACCTTACCGACCCGGCTGGGGTTGATCACCTCGGACCGCAGCATGTCGACGATGATGTGGTCGGCCTGCCGCTTGTCCTTGATCCGGTACTCGCGATAGTGCTCCCAGCGGGCCTCCTGATTGACCTTGTAGAGCTGGGTCTGGTTGACCGCATTGCCGATCAGGTCAGGCAGGTCGCGCATGATGTGGACCGTGTGCTTGCGGCTGAAACGAATCTCAGCCGAGAACGCAAGGTTGTCACACACGAAGACGTGTGAGCCGAAGCCCATCGCAGCCGGGAAGCTCTTGTCGATCGAGTTCCGAATGCCGACGACCAGCGCGAACTCTTCCTGAACTGAGCTTCCATTCAGAAGCTCGATCAGGCCGAAGTACCGGGCCTTGTCGTGGGTCAGGCTGTGCGCCTGATTGCCGAAACGAAAGCCCATCGCCTGCAGCCGCTCTTCGGCCATATCCACGACGGTCTGGTGACCGACCGGAAAGTAGGTGTCCGTAGCCGGAGGCAGGACGATTCCTTCAAGCTCTTCGCGCTCGACGTGGCTGGCACCGCAGTGCAGCATAAGGTTTGCTCTTGCCATGGTAGTTCTCCTCTGTTGAAGTGTGTTTGGCAGTCTCTTCAGACCCGGAATGCCAATCCGGGTGACGCCCCCTCCGGGGCGTTTCGACTAGTGTGTGAACAGATAGCCAAGGCTCAGCCAGATGGCCGAGTAGGCAGCGATGGCAGCGTAGGCTTGGGCAAGCGGGATGCGGTATTTCATGATCCCACCTCACAAGCCTTCAGGAAGCGCTCACGATCGAAGTTGGGGTTCTCGTGGCGGAAGTAGTCCGCCAGCGCTCCAGCCATCGACCTGCGAGTGGCCTCAGCACCCTTCTTAAAACCGGGTGTCAGGTACTTATCATCAGGATCGAACTTGCGATCACGAACGATGCTTGCGATAGCCTCGAAATGCTTGCGCGTCATGCTCATGTTGGTCTCCTCTGTCGGTGGCAGTCTCATCAGTATCGGAATGCCAATCCGATATACCTGCCCCTCCTCTAGGACAGGTTTCAACGATGGCCGGGATTAACCCACACCGGCAGGGTCCGTTCACCCTCCCGGCACTAGAAGCCGGGAGGGTTTGCGGTAGCTATACAGCTTCACGCTTGGTGGCTTCGTCACCAGTGGCGATCTTCAGGGTGAAGTGGAACCCACGGCGCTTCTTCGCCGGGGTGGCTTCGGACTGCGTGTAGCGAACCGTGTCGATGTATTCGACCAGATCGTCGTCCAGATCAGGCACGAAGTTCCTGATCTTGTAGTGAGCCTCGGGCGGCAGGTAGACCTTGTAGATGCAGTAGCCTTGCGGCTGCATCGTACGAGCATTCATATCACGCTCTTCCTGCAGGCGCTGGCACTCCCTGAGAGAGGCATGTGTCTGCCAGTAGGCAGCGCTGCTGGTGAAGAAGTGGTACTCACGCTTGCGATCTTTTCTCCAGCGGTCCTCGCGGAAGCTAGAGATCACTTCGAGGCAATCCTCGAAATCATCAGCCGTGGCGTCACTGCCAGACTGGCGCAGATCGGGGATCAAGGTTTCACGCAGATGGGTGACCAGTGCGTAGATATTGTCGAAGCTATGCATTTCGTTCTCCTCTGTTGATGGGTGGCCTGTCTCATCAGAGCGGGTAGGCCATCTCCCGCTGACCCCGTCGTGGTGACCGGGGTTTCAACAATCAGAGGAGGAGATTGTTGAGTAGGGCGAGTCGTTACCTTCTGTCCCCGAGCGGTTTACGGCTTGCTCCGCTTGCCTCGGGAAGGTCGCTACTACCAACGTCGCTTCTACAGGTTCCTGCTGACATTCGCCTTTCGGCCAAGTGGTCAGACTACGCAGCGTCTTCCCGTCCCCAGTTTCACCGAGTGGGTCTCGTCGAAGTCTTGGCTTCGCTTCCCCGGCCAGTGCCAGATGGGGGCTGTGGGCCGTGGTCACGTCCTGTGACAGCTCCCACTTTAGGGGAACCCAGTTCCCATGTCAACTACTTTTTATCCAGATGCTCGATAGGATGTGGGAAAGGAGTTCTCTCAGGCACTCTTTATATAGAGGTTCGTGTTGCGGGATTCTTCGTGCTATAATCGAGTGGAATCAAACACTTGGATCAGGAAATGGCGCAGAATCAAGTACCTACACGGAAGCCCATACAGCGCAGGACGACGATGAAGCAGCTTGCGGACTGGGGCAATAGGGCTTTACCGCCTGAATCTGAGTTCAAACCGTACCTGTTCGGAAACGGGACCAAAGAGAAGAAGGCAGGGAAGGGAGCCTACGACGGAAGTTAAATCGAGCTGCGAACGAGGTGCCACATGCAAATCACACCTGCGGTCCGTGCGACCGTGATCACCGAAGTCATCGCCGAGCTTATGAGCTATGGCCACCACTACGCTGCCGGACACGTCAACAGTTGCCGAGAGCGATTGCTTGCACGCCATGCCGGGGAGTGTGGTCATGTTGTACGAGATAGTACCAACACCGAAGCCGAGGATGACGCAACGCGACAAGTTGCCGTCACGGGTCAAGCCGCCTCGGCCACCGGTTGCTAGATACTGGGCGTTCAGGGACGAAGTCCGGTGGAAGATGCAGGGCGTCAAGCTCCATGGATCGTGCGTGGTGTTCTTCATGCCGATGCCGAAGAGCTGGAGCAAGGCCAAGCGCGAGAAGATGCTGGGCCAACTGCACCAACAGAAGCCAGACCTCAGCAACCTGCTGAAGGCACTGGAGGACTCGCTCTACGGCGACGACTCCCACATTGCCCACTACGGCAGCTTGACGAAGGTCTGGAGCGAGACAGGCCACATACTGGTCAAGGATGGATGCCAGCATGGCACTGAAGTTCTGCAGGCCCTGCGGCGAGCGCTGGGGCGTAGCGAGCATCTGGAACGTGAGTCATTGGGAAGTTGACGAGTGTGACGGCTGCGGACGCATGACCATGACCGCCAAGGCGGGGTACTGGAAGATCACCGTGCAACGTGCCCGAGAGGCACTGGAAGAGAGGAAGGCCAATGAACGACGAGAAGAAACAGATCGCTGAACACCTTGAGTTGACTCCTGAAGAGATTCGGGAGTTGGACGAAATCAGCAGCGACAAGGATGGCGTGAAGACGGCCCTTAGGGTGGCTCAGAACTACGCTGCCAACGCCCTGTCCCGGCTGCGTCGGAAAGAAAAGAAGTGGTGGAAGGATGTCATGCAGAAGCGAGGCGTCCCGCTACACTCGCATTACGTGGCGGAGATAGACCACACCATCCCGCATATCAGGGAAGCCACTGAGCAGGAGAAGATGGCACCTAGGGACGCCATCGAGGGCTGGCTGGACAAGAACACATGAGGCAAGAGCTGCCAGTCGCGATCGAGAGGCTGAGGGTCCAGCCACCCGAGTTTCCACGTACCGCTCAAGGTAGCCTGTACGGTGCGTTCTACTGGCCGGAGAAGAAGATTTACATCATCTCCTCTGGTTCAGGTCCTGAGGCAGGCGGCTGGGAGCACGTCAGTGTGTCGCATGCCAAGCGCACACCGACATGGGATGAGATGTGCCGGGTCAAGGATGCCTTCTGGGGTGAGGATGAGACTGTGGTCCAGTTCCACCCGAGAGCATCCGAGTACGTCAACCTGCATCCCCACACGCTGCACCTCTGGAAGCGCACTGATGGGGACTACACGTTACCGCCTCACCTGTTCGTGGGGCCAAAGTCAACTGAGGAGAAAGGCAATGATGATGAATCCGAACATGACGCTGGCTGAGTTCGCTGAGGCATTCGGCGCGATCGAGCCAGCACCATGGCAGAAGAAGGCCATGGATGATCTGGCCACGGCTGTTCGAGTGGCTGATAAGGTCAAGCTGCCATTGAATCGTCGCAGCTACCTACGCATCCACCCATTCCGCCATCCGTTCTACGATGAGCCACGGCATCGCCCCGTACAGGGTGGTCACATGGTCAAGGACTGCCGCACGGGTGAAGTGCATGAGCCTCTGATACGCAGGAGGGAGCCATGGGAATGAACGAATTCTCAGGCCGCTGGCCGCTGCACTCATCCCTCTGGAGCAACGCAGCGCTACCCATGGACACCAGTGTCGTCCGCACCATGTTCAAGTGCCTCACCCTACTCTTCATCCTGACCGTGGGTGACCCAGACATCATTGACGCCATTGTCATGTGGTTGGGGAGAGCCTGATGAGATACAGCGGACTGCTCACCATGCTGCTCATTGGCTTCCTCCTAGGCATAGGAGTAGGTAGCGCCATCGAACGTTACAGCACCGCAGCACACTCCACCGGACAGGTCTTCAGCTATACACAAGACCAGATGGATAGAGCACGGGTATACCAGCGGCAGTGTCTGGGGAATGGAGGGTCACCACGTATCACTGAGTCCTCTGTAGGGGTGCAAATACTCTGCATAGGCGGTAGGTGATGGGAACTCTGTTCGGGAATCGTACACTATAGAAACCGGGGAAATACGATGATCAAAGCGATCGAGATTTTTCAGACGGCCCGACTGGGGTGGGCGGTGACGATTCAAACGGACGACGAGGACCACCCAGTCCAGAGCCTATTGTTTGATAGCGTGGGCGACATGCTGGCGTGGCAGGGTAAGCATCTGGGTGAGCCTGCGGCCATTGCCTGCTATAGCCCTGCGGTACTCCACCGCTGGGTTGAGGTCGAGGGGCGGGAGATATGCGCTGACTGTGGCATGCATAAAGCCTATGGTGCTAAGGAGGCGGCGTGAGCGTCTACCGGGAGACTGAAGTGGTGCGGTAAGTCAGGTCCGAATAGTGACTGTCCGTACTGTAAAGCCAAGGGAATCCTCAACGACAACCGGGAGAGTGAGTGATGATCGAGTATTGGCTGGCGAAAATCACCTGTTTTCTCAGGGGGCATAAATACCAAAAGCCTTTCTTCGGCTGCGTGATCTGCGAGCGGTGCGGCGATTGGTACAACGTGGAGAGTGACGATGAGTGATCTTATAAAACGTCTACGCAACTACCCAGAACGTCTGGACCATAGTGCCGTGGATTTGTGTGATGAAGCCGCTGACTATATCCGCGTCCTCGAAGCACAGCTTGAGCGGGTGCGGGGGTTGCCAATGGGACAACTTATCAAGGCGTTGCGTGTTGCGTCCGATGCGCTGGAAATAGCGGCTGACTGGCATGTTGTGGATGTGCAGGTCTGGCCGCCCGAGGCTTGGAATTTACCGGCCTACGAAGAGGATGCAGCAGAGGGGTGGTGCTCAACGCAGGCACTCTCCGAAAGATTGGGAAAAGTAGCCGACGAACTGGAAGCCGCCCTTGTTTCCAACGACAACCGGGAGGGTGAGTGATGGGTGACGTGATTTCTCTACCAATACACCCAGAAAAGGACGACAGCGACATGGTTTGGGGTTGCAACCAGTGTGGCGAGACACGCCACTACCTGCATGACGATGGCTCTGTTTCATGCGGTGGCTGTCACGCTGTTTTTGAGGACATCCAGCACTTCAACCCGAAGGAAACTGACAATGGATAGGATGAGGGATGAACTTCAGATACAGGACTGTGGGGGCATTTGGTGCATAACGCGCAATGGTGTTGTTATCCGGCCTGCTGATGAAATTGACAAGGAGTTGGTTGAACGCATTAACACCCTCGAAGCACAGCTTAGTAGCCTGTCCCTGTATAGCGAAGCGGTTGCTGAGGTTTGTGATGAGGATATATTCAATCGTATCGAGAGTGAGTGGAATCTCCGTAAGGAGGCGCGGGATGAGTGATCCACGTCGTGATCTGGAGAAGATTATGGAGCAGTACACCGAGACCATGATCCTACTCACTTGCGTCACGTACCTGCGGCCACATTGCAGTGAATGCATGGTCAAACACTACTACGAAGAAGAGCTGGACCGCTTCATGGAGTCAGTTGGTGACCTGATGCACGATGACTTACCCCAATTCCTGCGCCAGCTCGTCATCAATGCCAAAGAGCGCACCGAGGAACGCCTCATTGAGCACACCTGTCCACGGGGATCGCTCAAGGAGGTTGTAGAGCATGAGCGGGAGAAGCTCACACTAGCCATTGGTATGGTAGACTTCGGTCCAGACACGGAGGGCGGATCATGAGCCAGAACAACGGTGTGGCCATCAGCCAGCACACCCTGTACGTCAACAGTGGCAGCGAGCCTGTCGAGATCAATGGTATCGGCTACAAGCGGACGCTTGGCACCACCACCTATCGCTTCAACACACATACACCGATCAAGCTCCAGCCGGGGCAGCGGATTGTGGTGGTGAGCGACGAGGTGGATGGCGAGCCACGACGCAGGTATTACCGGGTCAGTGATGGACCACATGGCTTGACCCATGAGCGCCTAGATGGTGAGGAGCTTGTGGTAGACTCAATCAATGGTGGATGAACACTCTCAGGAGGGCGTAGAGGCGTTCGACCTGCGCGGGGCCATGCTCCGTGCCAAGAAGGCACTCACACCCGGTGTGAAGGATGCAGGAGGCGATCCTGAGGGCGTCGTCGACCATCCCGATTTACTCGACAAGCATTACCCCGCCAGCGCCGTCATCCTCTGCAAGGACATCGCCGACCAGCTCAGCCAAGAGTTCCCCGGCTGGGCATGGGCCGTGCAGCCCGATCCCAAGGGCGGCATCATCAATATCTGGAACCTGCACTGCCACAACGAGCTGGGCTATACGATCCATGGTGACCTACTGGACAACGCCAAGGTCAGGAAGCGTGAAGTCCGCAAGGCGGGCGGCGAGATACTGGAGCGTTTCAGGATGCCAAGCAGGCTGGACCGGGAGCGTGTGGCCGAGGCACCTCGTGACGCTCGTGGCCGCATGATCCCCGACCTGCGCGGGTTGAACATGGTCAGGCAGAAGATGAACGCCGAGATCGCGATGGCGTACGCCGAGGGCCGTGCTGAAGTGGTCCATGATTTGGAAGGTAATGAGTATCTGAGGATCAGACAATGACAGGGATGTTCGGGCCAAGCAGTGAGTCCGTGCTTGAAGACGGCACGTCAGCGGGGGCCATGGATCAAGGCTATACGGACAAGGGGCCAGCGAAGGATGACGACGGCATGGATGCCGATCCCGGCAATGATGCCTTCTGGATCAAGCGAGCACGCGACAGCTACATGACTGGGCAGGACTGGTTCGACACCTCAGTCCGCTACAGGATGGAAGACAGCATGCGGCTCTTCAATAGTGAACATCCCCGAGGGAGCCGCTACAACGACGAGGCCTACGAGAAGCGCAGCAAGCTGTTCAGGCCAAAGACCCGTGCTTCGATCCGTAAGCTGGAGGCTGCAGCGGTCGCCGCCTTCTTCGCCACGCAGGACGCTCTGACCTGCACGCCACCGAACCAGCGTGACAAGATGCAGCGCTTGGCTGCTGACTCCATGGCCGAGCTACTGAACTATCGCCTGACCACGCAGGGCAATATCCCGTGGTATCTAACCTGCATCGGGGCCCTGCAGGATGCTTCCAAGCAAGGCGTGGTGATCAGCAGGCAGCAGTGGGTCTACCGTGAGGTGGAGGAGGAGTACGACGAGGAGATCGTCGACGCCCTGACGCAGCAGCATTTCACCCAGATCAACCGGGAGACAAGGGTAGTGGCGGATCGTCCTGATGTGGTGCTCAGGCCGGTCGAGAACATCCTGTTCAGCCCAGCCAGCGACTGGCGCAACCCGGTACAGACCTCACCGTTCCTGATCGACATGGAGCCATTCTATGTGGGTGAGGTCGAGGAGCGCGGCGAGGATGGCAAACAGGGGCCGTATGACGTGGCATGGCGCAAGCTGTCACGCGATACGATCAGGAGTGCGATGAAGCAGTCCTACGATCCTGTGCGGCAGGCACGTGAAGGTCACCGGGAAGATCGCTATGACGACCAGCGCTCAGCCATCCTCGAATACGATGTGGTCTGGGTGCATCACAACTATGTTCGCATCTACGGGCAGGAGTGGTATTTCGCCACGCTGGGCACCGAGGTCATGCTGAGCGACCCCGTGCCACTCGAAGAGGTAACGCCGCTGGGTGAGCGGCCCTATGTGCTGGGCATGGCCACGATCGAGCCGCACAAGCCGTATCCGACCTCCGTGGTCGAGCTGGCCAGACCGTTACAGGAAGAGATCAATGACCTCTCGAATCTCAGGATCGACAACATCCGTCACATCATTTCTCCGCGCTATTTCATCAAGCGAGGCACGTCGGTCGACATTAGGTCTCTCCTACGAAATATCGCGGGAGGTGTCACGGCTATGGAAGACCCCAAGAACGACGTCAACATCCGAACCATCCCTGACGCCACTGGCAGCAGCTTCCAAGAGCAGGACAGGCTCGCCATCGAGATGGACGATCTTACGGGGGGCTTCAATCAGTCTAGCGTCGCTTCTAACCACAATATCAATGAAAGAGTAGGCAACACCCAGATGGTCGGTGAGGCCGCGAACCAGATCACCGAGATGACCATCAGGACCTTCAGTGAGACGTGGGTCGAACCGGTACTGCAGCAGGTGCTCGAACTGGAGCGTGCGCTGGAGAGTGATCAGGTGGTGATGGCGATCGTCGGCCAGCGCATGGGCGTGCCGCCAGAGCAAATCTTCCGCATGCTGGACCTGCCGGTGCGGGTAACCGTCAATGTAGGCTTCGGTGCGACCAACCCACAGAAGCGGCTGGAGAAGGTCACCATGGCCTTCGCCACGCTGGCCCAGATCAATCCCGAGTGGGTGGCCAAGGCGGATCAGGCTGAAGTGGTCACCGAGGTGTTGGGAGCGGTGGGCTTCAAGAACGCTGAGCGCTTCTTCCCAGACATCGCCGAGGGTGCTCAGCAGCAAGACCCGAGGTTGCAGCAGGCCCTGCAGGAGAATGAGCAGCTCAAGGCGCTACTGCAGGGTGAGGGCCAGAAGCATCAAGCCATGCTGCAGGGCAAGCAGATCGACGCTCAGGTCAAGGTGCAGATCGAGCAGGGCCGGTTGCAGTATCAGCGTGAGAAGGACATGACGCAGGCTGAGCTGGCTCACAAGGTCGAAGAGAACAAGTGGAACATGAAGATGCTCGACATCAACATCGAGCGTGAGCAGAACGAGTTCAGGCGGCAGGAGCTGATCCAGCAGCGCATCGCCCTGAACCATACCATCACCATGGATGAGCGGCAGCTCGCCATGCAGCAGCAACAGGCAGACATGCAGGCGCAGCAGGTCCACATCAACCCGCAAACAGGTCAACCAACCAAAGCCGCCAACAAGGAAGGCGTGAAGCAGATACAGCAAGCAGGCTCAGGGACGAGTCCCCAGCATCCGTCACCACCCAACCCGAAGGAGGCCTCGACCAAAGAGCCGACTCCACCGAAAGCCCCGGATGGTGGTGGGGGAAGAATCGCCAACCAACCCAAGATAGGAAACGAGGATCGCGCTGGCGTGATCGCAAGAGGACGTTATGGTGCGGTGCCGTTTCAGGAGGGCTAGATGTTTGTCACAATCTGCACTTATCTCTCGGTGTTCGGAGCGGGTGTTACGATAGGCATGCTCTACATGTACCTCTACTGTCATCACAAGCGCTACAGCTTCAGGAAGCGCAACCAAGAGAGAAAGTAGTCATGCCTCGCATGAAACGTCGCACGCTACTGAAAGGTCTCGCCGCTGGGATAGCGCTCAGTCTGTCCCCGGTGTTCCTGAACCGGGCCAGACTGGAACTGGTTCACGAGCAAGAGCCTGAGTACATCATCACGGTCAATGCCTACCTCAACGGTAAGCTGGTGGCGATCGGGCAGAACCGGGTTGTGGATAATGGCGTGGACATGTTGGCTGAGACATCTGCTCCGGGGGTAACCATGGTCACGCCCTATCGAGGCGTGCCTGAGAGGGCCCGACGTTTCCGCTTCCCTGCCGGTCAGGTAGTCGGCAGCATCGATGAGGTCTCGGTCGATATGCCGGGAGTGGAGCGACAGCGCACGGTCTTTGATCAACCCATCACCGTGATGGCTGACGAGGAGCTGGATGTGGTCTACGAGTACAGGAGGGCATGATGGCTAAGCAGAAGGCAGCGCCAAAGAAGGAGCGACTGGTGAAGAAGAAGCCGGTTGCACAGGCCGTGCAGCGAGCTGTACGGGAACAGCGGAACCGGGTCGCGTTGCGGCTCAATCGAGAGAGGATAAAGGAATGAGCGTTCACAACCTAGAGCACAGGGGCGTGCTCAACGCCATCATCTTGCCGGGTACGCCTCAGGCTATCACCGGTAATGGCGCGGCCAGCATCGACAAGTACAAAACGGACCTGACCACGGGCGCTGGTGCAGCCGCTGTCTCACTAGCCAATGGCCGCTACGATGGGCAGCTAAAGCTGATCCAGATGGTGGTTGATGGTGGCGGTGATGCCACAGTCACCCCGGACAGCTTGGCGGACGGCAGCACCATCACCTTTGCCGATGCCGGGGACAGCGCGTTGCTGGCGTGGAACAACGGGGCGTGGTTCGTGGTAGACCTGTTCAATCGTGCTGACGGCGCGAGCGCACCGGTAGTCGCCTGATGCCGTACGAGAAGACAGGCAAGAAGGACAGCAAGGGTCGCAAGCTGTACAGGACCCCGTCTGGCGTACTGGTCACCCAGAGCCAGATCGGGGCCATCGAATCGAAGAAGCACGGACGGGAGCGAAAGAAAGGCCATGGTCGAAAGTAGGAACAAGGAACGGCTGCAGGACAACTGCGGCTTCTGCGGCAACCACAAGGATGATGTGCCGCTGATGGTGACGAGTCAGCTCGACTCGTACAACAACCCGGCGATCTGCGCCAACTGCGCGATGGCGATCGTGCAGCAGACGTTCATCCGGTTTGGCATCCTCGACAAGCAGATCAGGCAGCAGATGAGGAAGCCTCCGGTGCCAGAACTGATCGTGCCGGGAGCGGCCAATGATGCCGCCGACAGGGCGATCAATGCCGTTCAGGGGGAGCACGGTGACCGAGCAGACGAATGATCCACTAGACGGGTTCCGTAGCAGGACCCGAGACGCCTATGAATCGTTAGAGGAGGAGGTCCGCTCATGGCGAGCGCTGGCTGCTGATGATGTCGACCTGCGAAACCTTCAGGACATCATCAAGATGGACAACCTACTGAAGGAGCTGGAAGGTGGATCGACGACAATCAAGCGGCTGGTTACATACGCATCTCAACGCATTGGAGAGGCATGTGCGCTATGGGTTCAGAGTGGTGATCCTACCGCTCTTCCGGTTATTGCCGCTCATCGGAATGCTCGTGCCGCACGGCTACTTCTGGACTGGATAGACGATCACATCAGGGCAGGCAAGGCAGCGGAGAGTCAAATCTTACTAAACGAGGACGAAGGTTATGAGTAAAGCAAAGGCAAACCCACAACTGGCCGGTTACCGGCGCGAGAAGATTGGCGACGACAAAGAGGCGCGGGCCGAGGCCGAGAACCGACAGATCGCCAAGGCTGAGGCCGAAGAGACCGCCGAGCCGGAGCTGCGCCCTGATCCCAGTGTGCAGGTGCCGACTGGCGACGAGACCCAACCCATGCCGCAGCCAGAGCATCGCAGTGCACTGAACACGCTGTATGAGAAGTCCCGCAAGAACCGGGAGCTGGTAACCCGTGAGGATGAAGAGGGCTCGCCCGACGTCGCTCGCATCCGGGCGCTGCAGTCTGAAGCAGCCGGTGGCCAGCCACAGGAGGAGTTCGATACCAATCGGCCCGATCGTTTCAGCACACCAGAAGAGATTCAGGCTTATGAGGAGCGTGTGGCCCAAGAGGATGGAGCAGACGATCCCGAAGAGCCAGATTCGGCTAAATCTGATATATCTGAACCTCGGCGGGAACAGCGTTCCTATGAAGACGTTGATACTGATGTTAGAGTCTCCGTCAAGGTAGATGGTCAGTTCTACGATGTACCCCAGCAGGATATCGATGATGCTGGCGGCATCGAGAACTACCAGAAAAACAGGGCGGCGACGATCCGCCTGCAGCGTGCAGCTACCCTAGAGCGTAAAGCTCAGGAGAGGGCGCTTCAGATGCAGCAGGTTCCGGTGACCCCGCCCGAAGAGCTTACAGACCCACCCGAGGGCGGTCAGAGCGAAGCTGATGATGTCGACTCCCTGCGAAGGGAGATGATGGACGTCGTGATCGACGGCGATGAGTCGCAGATCAATGAGTGGATCGTAAATCGCTTACAGCGTAAACGTGAAGCCGCTGCTCCGACCCCCAAGCCCCAGACTCGACGTACCACGACGGAACGCGCAGAACCTCCGATAGAACAGTCGGAGATTCAGCAGGAGCTGAAGCGCCAGTACGACGAGGACATCGAGGCCACCAATGCCATGATGAACGAAGAGTTCCCCGACATCATGGAAGGTGCCAAGCCAAACGCAAGCGAGTTGCAGCGACGTCGATTGGCCGACGCTCAGGAATACTTCAGAGTGCTCACCATGGACCCGCATAACGTCGGTCGGACCCAGAAGGAGATGGCCCGCGAAGCAGCTCGACGTGCCCGCAAGATCGTTTATCCAGAGGAGCATCGAGGACCGATGCCCCGTATCGAGGAAGAGCGTCAGCAACGGGTACAACGCAAGCGCAGGCTCCCTCAGCCCTCCCGTGCAGACCGCACAGCCCCGGCGCAACCCAAGCAGGATCAACCAACGGTAGCTACTGCGCGGGAGCACCTACAGCGTCTTCGTCGGCATGCTGGTCTGGACCTCGGTGAAGAGGACCTAGCCCGCACCCGGCGCTGACGATCAGGGTCTCCGCGCTTTGAACGGAGACTTTGAACAATGGCTGGACAAGTATGGCAAGTGGACGTGCTGGGTGGGTACATGTACTCAGATCAGTTGTCCGACAAACTCCGCATCGAGCTGTTGCCTTCTGTCAAGTTCCGCCAGCTTTGCGACGCTCGGGACGCGATGGATAAAGGCCTGAATACAGGCGATGCCTACAACTGGAATGTGTACTCTCGCGTGGTCACGGGTGGCGGGCAGTTGCTCGAAACCCAGCCGATGCCAGAGACCAACTACAAGATCGTTCGCAACTCCCTGACGATCACCGAGTACGGCAACAGTGTGCCGTACACCGGCAAGCTGGACGACCTGTCCCGCCACCCGGTCGAGGAGATCATCAAGAAGGTGCTGAAGATCGATGCGAAGGAAACGCTGGATGGTGGCGCACACGCCCAGTTCAACCTCGCAGCTCTGACGGTCACCCCGACTGGCGGCAACAGCACGACCTCGGTCACGCTGGAAGAGGGTGGCTGCACCATCACCAACAACATTGCGTTGGGCAAGGAGCACATCAAGAGCACGGTCGACGCCATGAAGGAGCGGAACATTCCGCCCTACATCGGTGATGACTACTACGCGATCGGCTGGCCGACGACCTTCAGGACGTTCAAGAACGACCTCGAAGGGATCAAGGTCTATGTCGAGACCGGGTTCCGGCACATCATGAACGGTGAGATTGGCCGTTACGAGAGCTGCCGGTTCATCGAGCAGACTCATGTCGCCAAGGGTGGCGCAGCGGATTCCGTCACGTGGACCTTCCGCACCCCAGACCTATGGGACAACGGCAAGTCCGACTGGGTGTTCTTCCTCGGCGAAGACACTGTGGCGGAGGCCGTCGCCATCCCCGAAGAGATTCGAGGCAAGATTCCGACCGACTTTGGCCGGAGCCGTGGTATCGCATGGTACTACCTCGGTGGCTTTGGGATCGTCCATCTCGGCAATGCGACCGATGGTTTCATCAACGACCGCATCGTCAAGTGGGAGAGCGCAGCGTAAGGGCGGCTGAACCAGTCTGAGGTGGCTGGCTGACGACCCTCTGGGTGTACGGCCTTTCCACCCAGACAGCCAGTCACCTCAACTTCAAGAGGAACAGGAAAGATGAAAACGTATGACAATCCAATCACCGTGAGCCACAACCTCGGTGTGGTGGACTACGGCGCTGGTAACTCAGTGCAACTGATCCCTGTGCCGCCCAACGTGAGCCGTGCTCGCCTCGAATTCGTCCTGTTGGACGTTGACGAGACCTTCAACACGGACACCACGGACGGGCGCTTTCAGGTTGGCGACGGGACCACGGCGGACAAGTTCATGGACGCTGACATCGGCGCAGCAGCGGTCGACACAGCCGTGTCTTTCGCCTGCGGCAAGGATGCGGGCAAGGAGATCGATCTGGATCGTGATGGGGACGGTGGTGCCGCTCTCACGTTTCTGACGGTCACCATGGTCGCGCCGACCGGTGGCACCCCGGCAGGTATCGCAAACACGACACTTGTCGTATCGTGGTACTGATCGCTGCGGACAGGTAACCCGTAACTTACATGAGGCAATGATCATGAAGAAAGTGAGCAAGAACCCCGCGATGAGCAAGGGCGGACTGAAGGGTTCCTTCCCTTCGAGCAACGGCGGCTCTCTGAAGACCGGCCTGTCGTCCCGTGAGACCATGTCGTCCAACCCGGACGCACTGGGCATGGGCAACACAGGTCCGAACCAGATGCCGATGTGTGGCCCGAAGGACAAGGTCGGAAAGTTCCAGTTCTGCTAACAGTTTGGGCCTAACGGCCCAACCTTGTTCGCTAGGATGCGGACAGAGCGGGCGGGTCTCTCCCCCCCTATTGGGACTCGCCCGCTCACCTTACCCGAGGGCATGTCATGAGACACAAGATGCGACGCTCCAAGAGCAAGGCCGCTGAGACGGCGGTCACCATCGATCCGTACAGTGGCGACTACTCGTCCCTGCAGGACCCGGTGGACCCGGACGGGCGCGGTTACACGTCGCCCCGAAGCCCAACGAACCTACGGTACGCACGCTCCCACGAAGAGCTGGCCGGGAGGGGGAGTCCGCCCCTGTCTGCCGGTCTGAGCATGCGTGAACCTCTGGAGACGGAGGATTACTACACCACGGACTGACAGGAGAAAGGCCAATGGCTGTTAAACGACTGGACCGCAATCGCCGTTACTCGCAAGTCTATGGCGACGAGGCAGAGAACCCAACACGTCCGCGCAAGTTCTATCAGGACGGCATGTATTTCGATGGAGCGGGCGTAGCCATCGAGGGGAGCCAAGTTCCCAAGCACACGCCACCGCCGAGCGCGGCAGACGAACCAGATGATGAGGCACCGGTAGGTGTCGACACGCCGGATAACAGTGAGGCGATCAAGATGCTGAAGGGGCTGTCCGTTCCCAAGCTGAAGGCGCTCGCAGAGCAGGTCCACGAGGCAACTGGCAAAAAGCTGCCGGAAGGTGGGGCCGGTGTGAAGAACCGACTGATTGGCTACATCATCGCGAACTCCGAATGAGGAGGTAGCGAATGGCTTCGGATACCTATCTTGAGCTGGTATCTGACATGATCATGGAGACGGGGCTTAACGCAGGTCAAGCCCCGTCTTCCATAGATGCTGCAGAGGATGATGCCAAGAAAGCGGCCTATTGGATTCGCATCGCTGACCTTGAGGTGCAGCGTGAGCGGATCGATTGGGACTTTCTGTGGGGCATTCACCAGCCGAGCCTGACGCCCAACAGCAACGTGGTACCAGCCCCGGTCGACCAGCCGGACCCTGACGACAACAACACCCGCACGGTGCTGATCAATGCCGTAGCCAAGAAGCGGCTGGCGGTCATGAACACCAACGGTGAGGCGTACTTCCCGACATGGTTGGAGTGGAACGACTTCTCCGTCCTGTACAACTATGAGGTGCAGAGCAACTCTGATTATCCAGCTCATTGGACGATCAGGCCTGACCGGGTAATCATGCTCTCAAATCCGATTCAGAGTTCAGGTCTCACGTGCAAGTACGAGTACTGGCGCAAGCCGCTTCGTCTGCGCCAGAGCAACGACGTGAGTCGCATTCCAGATGATTTCTCACGGATCATCATCCTGCGGGCCAAGATTCTCTACGCCGAGCACGAGGATGCGCCCGAGGTTGACGTGGGTGCCACCGCTGATTACGACATCATGCTGGGTCAGATGCTCGCCGTGCATTCCCCTATGGCCCACTGGCAGCGGATGGAAAACAACGACGAATACCTGCAGGTGGAGACTGCGTGATGTTCCGGCTCGCTGAAGCCAAGCGAGCAAACAACCGCAGACGTCGAACCACGTCGGTGCGGACATCCGATCGCGTAGTCTTCCGCATGGGCCTAGACCTCGTCTCCTCCGCCGAGCAGATCGACCCCGGTGCCTTACTGTCCTGCAGGAACTACGAGGTTCAGTACCTGAGCGGCAGGAAAGGGCCGGGAAGCGGTTATCGACGGCTGGCCGGATTCGAGGTCTTCGATGGCCACCCAAGGCCGCACATGGCCGAATACTGGCGAGTGGACCTGTCCTCAATAGCGGGCGGGCCCTTCGTTTACGGCGAGACCGTGACGGACGGTGTGGAGACAGCCATCGTGGTGGCTTACGTGGTTGACGAGGCTGCTGCCGATGACACCGGCTATATCATCATTACCGACCTGACCAACGACGTCGACGAAGGCGCAACATGGACAGGCAACACCTCAGGAGCCACCGCCTACGGCGCTGGCAGCACCGAGTATCAAGGACAGGAAGACGAGGACCTGCACGACGCCGCCCAGTTGCTGGCCGAAGACTATCGCCGAGCGTTCATCCAGAAGGTGGGTGAAGGGCTCTGTGAAGGCCCGGTGCGCGGAGTCCACGTCTACAATGACACCGTGTACGCTTTCCGTGATCTGATTGGCGGAACAGGCGGCTCCATGTGGCGCAGCACGGTCTCTGGCTGGGAGCAGATCGATCTCGGCTGGCAGGTGCGCTTCGAACAGGGGGAGAAACAACCGAACGAGGGGGATACCTTGACCGGTGTGTCAAGTGGGGCCTCGTGTGTCATACGAAGGATCGTCAGCACCAGCGGCATGTGGGCGGGTGGCGACGGCGTCGGGTATTTCGTGACCGACACCATTGTCAACGGGCCTTTCGTTTCGGGTGAAGACCTGCAGGTATCCGGGGTCAAGATAGCGATCAGCAATACCGCTCTGGCGCAGCAGCAGCAGTCCATCGCCACGGGCGGGAAATACAGCTTCCGCAACTACAACTTCGGTGGTCACACCTCGACCTATCGCATGTATGGCGTTAATGGTGTCAGCAATGCGTTCGAGTTTGACGGCACCTACTTTGTACCGATCGAGACTGGCATGGCCTTTGACCAGCCGATCCTCATCGGCGTCCATCGTGGCCAGATGCTGCTGGCCTACGTGGGCGGTTCGCTGCAGCACTCCGGCAAGAACAACCCGCTCTCGTTTCAGCCCGTGCTTGGGGCGAACGAGATCACGGCTGGAGATGAGATCGTCGGCTTCATCGAGGAAATCGGCGACGTGTCCTTCGTGTTCACCCGCAACAAGACCTACCGGCTGGAGGGCTTCGTGCAGGAGAACATCCAGCTCAAGCTGCATAATTCGGAGACCGGGGCGCTGGCCAACTCGATCCAGCGGATCGGGCGGTCGATCTACCTCGATGACCGTGGCTTCACGCAGCTCCCGACCACGGATGCTTTCGGTGACTTCGCCTCGAACCAGATCAGTCAGGCCATCAGCACGCTGGTGCAGTCTTTTCTGGCTACCTCGGATATCGAGACCTCGATCATCAACCGGACCCAGAGCCTGTACCGCTGCTTCTTCGAGAATCAGGGCGCAATCTCGATCTGTTTCTCGGGTAACAAGAGCATCGGCATCACGGCCATCGACTACGGCCTGAGCGTCAGCGGCTCGGCCAATGGCAACATGAACAACGAGAACGGCAAGAAGGTCGAACGCCTGTTCCTGTGCGACAACGATGGCTGGGTCTACGAGATCGACGTGGGGCGCAACTTCAACGGCCAGCCCATGGAGGCGTACTTCGTGACGGCCTATCACTTCTCAGGGTCGTCAGAGCACAACAAGCGCTACCGGAGAGCGACCGTCTATGTCACTGGCGAAGGGAGAACTACGCTTCGAGTATCGGCGGACTACGACTACAACGAAGCGCCGACTAACTTCGAGCGTATCCTCGATGAGGCCATTCCCCTTGGTGGTGGTCGATACGGCATTGATCGACACAATCAGTTTCTCTATTCACGGGCCTCGGAAGGCGACGTTCGTGTTCCGATGGATTCGCACGCCCGGAACGTCAGTCTCATCGTCTACCACAAGGAGGTGAACGAGAACCCGCACGTTGTCCACGCTGTTCATTATCACGTCAGCCCAAGGAAGATCATCAGACGCTAATGGCCGCTCTCGAACCGTATACCAATACCTACACCGACGTCGCTGATTCGATCATGGACGCCGATGACCTCGTGGCCGAGTTCTGGCGCGTGGCGTACTTCCTTGCGCTCTGGGGCGAGGGCGTCGAAGCCATTGGCCGCAAGGATGAGTACACCCTGTACATCGAGGAAATCGAGGGGCAACTGGCTGAGATTCTGCCCGCCCGTGGGCTGATCCAGCGCTTGGAAGTCAGCTACGACACCGAGCAGTTCGAGGTATCGATCCAGCCGCACACCGTGGGAGCGCCGTTCAGGGTCTATATCGTGATCCGTTGCGCCAACCCGAACACCCGGTTTACGGTTTCAGCCCCTGCCGGAGAGAGCCACGTCTTCAGCGTGCAACGCACTCAGCAGGAGTTCCAGTCCACGGCTGAGCGGTTCATGCCGTCGCAGGTGATCGCTGACGGTTGGTACACCGCCACGGTGATCGTGACCTACGGTAGCGAGAAGGGCGTCAAGGTAATCGTGCATTCCGCCAACCCGGAGGAAGAGGTGGTGGACTTCAACGACGTACTGAGTACGAGGCCGGTCTGATGCCACTGCCAGCAGAATGCATCTACATCCCGCAGATCACTGCCGAGTTTGGCAAGACGATCACCAACGAGGAAATCGACCGGGAGTTTCAGGAGATCGAGCGGGTCTTCAATTGCTTCGAAGAAGCGATCGGCAGCTACACCTCGGAGGAGACCAACATCCACGATTACGGGGTAATCGACAACTCGTACACCCTGACCCCGGCTTTCGGCATCCTGCAGTACATGGAGCTGCTGGGAGACGTAGAGCTGGAGATGGACATCCCCGGTGAGGATGATCCCAAGCTGATCACACTGATCATTGCCAACGCAGGCTCCATCGAGCTGGGCACTTACGGGCGTTTCAACTTCAAGAGCGGTACCACGTGGTCGGCGGATCGGGACCTGCCGATGGATGGCAAGCCGTGGAACATGTGGGCCAACCTTGACAGCACCGAGACCGGCACCCAGTACCCCGGCTTCTATGGCGGAATCGTGAACTGCATCTGGGATGGCGTGGGCTGGGTTCACCTCGTTTATGCCCGTCACCATCTGAACATCTTCGTCCCCACTCCCGATCCAGACGACATCTACGACTGGCTGTGACGTGGCGCTCTATATCAACAACTTCAGGGGGCGTGCCGGTCGGCTGGAACAGGCTAAGCACATCGTGCGCGAGTTCGACGCCATCGAGGCGGCGTTTGCCAAGCTGCAGGCCCTCAACGTTGCGTCTTACCTGACGATCTACACCAACTCGACGGTGCTGACAGGCACGGTCACGATCCAGCCGGACAACGGCTACCTGCAGGAACTGACCCTGACCTCGGATACTTCGATCGAGATCGCCGTGCCGTTGAACGAGAGCCAGTACCGTCTATGCCTGCTGATCCATGGCTCGGGCTACACGGTGACCAACCTGTGGGGCGCTCAGACATGGAAAGAGTACGGTCTCGGGAGCTGGTGGGACCTGTACTGCGGGAACGGCGAATACGCCTCGATGATGCTGGAGTTCTACTGGGACATCTGTGACCACACATGGATTTGCGTGGCGTTCTCCAAGAACCAGATGAACACCTTCGTGGCAGGTACGGCGCAGCGCTTCTATCCGCTGCACTGCAACCTGTGGAACATCGAGCATGACGATCAGCTTGGCTTCAGCCGTGCCAGCTTCGGCATGACCATCGACGACCATCAGGCCTATCACTTCCTCAGGAACGAGGAACCCCGCTTTCATGGTGCGCGATACATCGACAACTGGTGCGCCACGCCCAGCGACCTGACCAGTGTAGGGTGGACCCCGACCGACTGCACTGTCACCACGGACACAGGCGCGGGGCCTTCAGGACAGGACGTACAGCGGTTGAGCTTTGATGTCACTGGTGGCCGCTTGGCAGCGTACGTCCTGCCTGCCTTTGGTCGGGCCTCGACGCAGGCCGATTCGATCAAGGTGGCGGTCCGGTTCAAGGGGCAGGGGGTGAACGGGCCTGAGAGCGTCCGGGTTCGCGCTGCGTTCATGGGTAAGGTCACGCTCGACCCTCCGGTGCATGATCAGGTGCAAGTGGACATGACGGCGAGCTGGGAGGAATACGGCTGCGTGCTGGACGTGACCAAGGAGGACAACGCCACCACCTCGATGGCGCTGGACCGTGAATACCCACGGACCCTGATCGAAATCGCCTTTGTAAGCCCCTCAGGCAGCGCAGGAGGCGATATCAGGATCACGGACGTGCAGTTCGAGGTCCTGAGGGGTACGGACGAGGAGACGGTACAGGAGATTGTTGACGGCGGGATCGGGGCCTCGATGACCCTGACGTCTTCTGGAACCGGTTCATGGGTCGATGGCACCAAGACCATGACGCTGGCCACTCCCGGCGAGTATGTCGATTTCTCAGCCAATCTGGAGGTGGGCAAGTCGTACCTCGTGCATCCCCGGCTGCAAAGCGGCGATGCCTGCGACATTCGCATGGTCAATGAGCTGACCGTGTGGGCGGCTGGGCTGGTTTCAGACGACCTGTACCTGCAAGACGCGCCGTTCGTGTTCCAGTACGACGGTGGCATCCTGAAGTTCGTGCTGGTCGAGGGCACCTCCTCGATCTACCTCGTGGACATCTACGAGCTGACCGGGCAGCACAGCGTATCCTGCTACCAGAATCTGACTGCAGTGAGCGACAACGGTGCGCTGTTCGAGGCGATCGCTGATCCGCCGATCCCGGTTTCATCCGGCATTCTTGATGGCGTGGCCCGTGAGATCGCATCGAGCAACCTGATCCCATATGCGTTCTTCCGCACGTTCACAGCGTGGGATCAGGCGGGGCTGACAGGGCACGCCGTCAACGACTGCCGGACCCCCGTCTTCCAGAGCGAATACGGCATCGACCAGTGGCCAGCACGGGCGACGATCCTACAGGGCGCGAGCACGGTCACGGACGGCTTCATTCAGCGCCTGTTCTCGATCCCGGCATCAGTCCAAAGCTACGACTTCCAGATGTGGATCAGGCGCACGTTCGACGAGGAAGGTAACCAGATTTACTTCCCCCAGCACAACGACGTGAAGACGCCGATCTCGCGCTACGTTGATTTCGAGGCCGAGCTGACGGGCGGCAGCAGCATTATTGGTGGGCCGCGCATCCGTCTGGACCTGCAGACCGGCAACTTCGTCACCTCTGATGACACCGCTTACGATGGGCTGGGTATCTACGAATGGGATGACTGGTACCACATCGTCGTGCAGATATCGAACGACGGTACCCATACCGGCTTCCGGGTACGGGTGTACCCGTCCAGCGCCGACGATCCTGATCCCAACGTGATCGATGTCACCAATACCGGCTGGGTGATCATCGACTGGGCACAATTCGAGGTCACGGGTGGCACTTACGGCGGCAGTTCGCCCATCATCGGCGCGATGACACGGGACGTAGAGGACTTCACCTCAGGCCTGCAGGATGGCTATTTCTACCGGCTTGACAACATGACGCTGGTAGCGACCCTGACGGCGGGGGATTTGATCTGGGTTAATGCGGACGGCGTATATGAGAACTTGCTCTATAGCACCAGCCTGCAGGAAGCCTCGGTGGTCTCGCGCAACATGCACGAGTTCGGTCTGGTGGAGGCTGAAACACCCGCATTGCCAAACCTCGTAGTTGCCACCACCACGCCTTATCCGATTGAGGCGGTCGAGGCACTGGATTTCAGTGTGACGCTGGAATCTTCGCTGTTCATGACCATCCCCTTCGCGGAGTTTGATGTCAGCTTCGCGTTCCAGTCAGGCACGCTGGAGCAAATACTGCTATCAGCCCCGACGCAGACGGCTGACTTTGATACCTCGTTCACCCTCAATACTGCGGTTCTGAATGATTTGCTGTTGGTGATTTCGCCTCAAGAGGCAGCATTCGACACCTCGTTCGCATTTCTTTCCGGTGAGCTGGTCTCGAAGCTGGTTTCCGCCTTTGCCCCAGACGAGGCACTGGATTTCTCGCTTTCCCTGATCGATGGGACACTGACGACGGTATAAGGATATGACTTTTCGAATTGGTAAATACAAGGATTTGATCGTTCCGCTGGGGACCTTCCACAACAAGATCGGCGGCGAGTTTCGGGTGATCCTGCGAGACCTGCAGGAGCGGGTGCTCTATGACTCGGGGTGGAGGCATAACCTAATTCTCGATCAGGGGCTGGATCGGATTGCAAACGCTTCGATCGCTACCTATGGCCATATCGGCAGCAGCTCCACGCCAGCGGCGGTTACAGATACCACCTTGGGGTCTGAGCTGGCTCGCTCCAACTCCAGCGATCCCAACTTCTACTATCAGGACCCGATCCCTGCGGGACCACCGGACTACTACAACTACAAGACACAGTATTTTCGCTTTAATGCTGGTGTGGGAACGGGGACGGTCAGGGAGGTAGGTTGCGGCACCACACCCGACACCCTGATCGATGTCCGGCATGTGCTGGGAACGCCTATCGTCAAGGCCGCACAGAATGTGCTTGATGTCTATTACCGCTATTCAGCCTATCCAGACCTGACCGACGATGTGGGTCAGGTGACGCTGGACGGTGTGCTCTACGATTACACTGGCAGAGCCGCTGATGTTGGCCTCTCCAGTTATCAACTGGAGGATGGAAGGAGCGCTGGTCCGGTTAGTTATCCATCGGATATTGGTACCTATCGTTATTTCACGGACGGCATGGCGTTGGGGTCCATCACCGGCCTACCGACAGGTGGAACACCGTCCATCGGTCTGGCCTACCTGACCAAGTCGACATCCACCTACGTGGCGAGTAATCACTACCTTGATTTCTCATGGTTCATTGATCTGGATGGAGCGAATGATCCCAGTGGTTTTCGGGGCTTGGTGACGCCGCTCTGGCTCAACTATATCCAGTACATCTTCTCCGCCAATTCTGGTGGCGGGACGATCCCGAAAACCAATACGAAGACGCTTTCCTTCACATGGAGGGTGAGCTGGTCGAGGCACTGATATGCATATTCAGACACATAGGGATATTGTCGGCGACCGACCCATCCTGATACCGATCGGGGTCAAGGGCTTCGTCAAGATCGTCGGGATCAATAAGTTCACCGGACGCAGGCGCGTACTGGCGAACTGGTTCCCGAATAAGGTTCTGGACACCGGCAGGAATTACATCGGCAGCAACAATGGCTGGATGGATTACTGTCAGGTTGGGACGGACAACACGACGCCGACAGCGGGCGACACAGGCCTGATCGAATGGTTCGCCGGGACAAGCACGAAATATACGGATGTGAACTCGGCCCAGCCGTCTTCTCCGTACTATGGCTACCGCAGGATTACTTACCGTTTCGCCCAAGGCAGCACAGCAACGAACCTGTCGGAGGTGGGTGTGGGCTGGGGGTTATCAGCCGGAGCTAACCTGTTCTCTCGTGCCCTCATTGTCGACCAGTTCGGTAGCACCACCACGGTAACACCGCTGGCCGATGAGATTCTGGAGGTCACCTACGAGCTGCGGTATTACCCCCCAACTTCTGACGTGAATGGCACGATCGTACTTGATGGCCAGACGTATGACACTGTGATCCGGGCCTCCGAGGTGAACTCCACTACGTGGCAGTGTGACTTCATTGGGACGATGGTTGGTATCTATTCCAATGGAACGGGCGACTGGAGCGCATGGGATGGAACGCTGGGTACAATCATTCAGGCTCCTAACGGCAGTTCACAGGGCATCGACAATGCCGCCAACGTCAGCAATGTTGCGTACGCGAACAACTCGTACCAGCGTGACATGATCGCTAATTGCGGGATCAATGGCTGGAACCTCGGGGCTGGTATTCGCAGCATCCGCATCAGGACCACTGCCGGGTCTTTCCAGACTCAGTTCAGCAACCAGTCTGGAGGCACCACGATCCCCAAGACCGTTGCCCAGACCTTGAGCCTGACATGGCGTATTGCATGGGTGGAGGGTGTCGCAGCGTGACGATCCGAGAGCACAGGCTGTCGACGCAAGTAGTCGCCGGTACTTTTCTTGACCCGGATGGCCGTGATCGCCAACTGGATGAGGATTACGAGTTAGGGCCGCTCGCGCCCAATGACACCTCGCTGGGGATCGCTTATCAGCCATGGCACCTGACGTGGGATGGTGGGACCGGTGACTTTACGATCACCCCGGAGACTGCGGGGACGCCGGTAGCCGTGCTCAATGCTGCCGGGGTAACCCAGTGCTCACTGGCGTTCGACAACAACGCCCATGTCAATATCGCCTATACCGCGAACGGCAATGCCTATCTGTACTGGTACGACACACTAATCACGAACTGGACGACGACTAACTTCGGCCCGGATTTCATCACGCCAACCCTGACGCTGGACGATAAACGGGATACTCAGTCAGTGATCAATGACATCATCCTCTGGTACACGAAACTGAACCCGGACGGAGAAACCTACAACCTCTATACTCGTGAGCAGCGCGATCGGTTCCTGACGCCATACGACATGGGGGCATTCCAGCCTTACCTCTATAAAATAGGCATGGACAGCGGGCTGCGGATTCAGATAGCTGGATCGAGCTTCATTTTCTGAGGACAGAGTTATGGCAACGGAAGACAAGTACAGCTTCTTGAACGGCACCAAGACCGCCACCAAGCCAAAGAACACGGATGTTTATGATCCAAACGCTGGGGCCAGTGATGCTTCGACCCAGAGCGATGGCTCAGAGAATCCAACACTACCACCCGGCGAAGGCACCCAGCCGGGGCCGGATGTCACAGTTACCGATCAAGGTGGCACGGATACCGGGAGCACGGACCCCAACAATCCTGTTCCACCGACGCAGAACACCGTGCCGGATTACACCCCGGAGGATTACTCTGGCGAGGTAGGGCAGAACACCGTCGACCCGGCGACCAAGATCGATACAACGCCACCGCCTGCAGGTGATGTGCCCTTCGTGACATCCTCGGGCACGGCTGAACCGACCATGACGCCATGGGAGGTCACTCGCGAACAGACGGTGCAGGGGCAGCTTACCGATCTGTACAACCGTGACAGCCCGTTCTTCGAGACCGCACGCCAGCGGGCGATACGATCTGCACTGAGCGGTGGTGCCCAGAACTCCGCCATGGCTGGGGCTTTCGGTGAGCTGGCGGCGATGGACGAGGCCTTCAAGGTCGGGTTTGCTGATGCCCAGACCTATGCCCAGTCGGCCCAGTTCAATGCCCAGATGGCGAATCAGTTCTCGCTGGCGGAGCAGCAGTTCGTACATAACGCCCTACTGAGTGACCAGAACTACCGGCAGGCGCGAGAGCTGCAGACCCAGCGTATCGCGGGGCAGCTCAAGGCGATTGTGGCTGACTATCAGGGGCGGTCGGCGCTGATGGATCAGGAGCTGCAGAACTGGTTCACGCAGGCCAAGCAGGCACACGAATACCAGATCGACCTACTGTATGAGCAGGGGGCACTGGCCGAGGGCCAGTCAGGCCGGGACTTCGCCCGGACCATGGTGCTCAATGGGATGAACACCATGACCAACTTCTATACCAATGCATTTGCTGCGGTCATGCAGTACGCCAACAACCCGAACTTCACACCGGAACAACAGAAAGCGGCGATGGAGAACGGAATGGCGTGGGCGCAATCGCAGTGGGATATGCTGCAGGCTTACTGGGGTCAGTGGGCGGCAGGCGGACCGCCGATGCAAAGTTTCCTCGGTGGGACCAGCAACTGGTACGACTGGAGTCAACCATACACGGGAGGCTAATTTGATCCGAAAGGCCAAAGAGGAAGATATTCCATTCATCATCGAGATAGGACAGCGACTGCATCAGAGATCAGGTAATGAAGAGGTGGCAATACACAGGCCTACAGTTTTCTCGGTTCTCCGGGTTTTCATTGTTGCCAGAGACAAGCTCTGCCTCGTCTCGGAACGGGACAATCTGCTGCGCGGATTTCTCATGGCCAGCATCGAACCCTTCTGGTGGGCCGACCCGGTACGTGGTCGCCGATACGTCACCGATTGGGCGTTCTACTCTGAGATCAGGGGAGATGGTGTTCTTATGCTGAAGGCGATGCAGGAGTGGGCGTGGATGCAGCCTCGGGTGGTCGAGGTAGCCTGCGCCACCAACGTGCCCAAGGGCCGTGGCGTGGTCGACCGGTTGTTCGATCAGGCAGGGTTCCAGCGTGTGGGCGGACGTTACAAGGTGAGCAAGCCTGATGATCGTTGAAGGCCTCAGGAAGTATTCCTCGACCCTGTTTCACGGCAAGAACCCCATTCAGGCAGCAAAGTGGTCAGGGCGATTGCCTGACCATAAGAACCTGACCAATCACCAGCTTTGCATCGTGGCCAGCGGCATAGTGACGGCTGGTGTCTATGCGGTTCATATCATCCCCGACACAGATCGCGAGGACATGTCGGCGACCATCGGCCTGACCCTAGACCTGACAGGCAAGAACTCAGCGATGATCCGGTTCACTGGCGTCATCAAGGGCATCAGGTTGTTCACCACGACGCCGATCACGGATTCGGTGACCCTGAGCGCCGTCCTGTCCTCGTTCTCGCGTTACAAGCGATCTCACGAAGGCTCAGCACCAAGACCCGGCGATCGTCTGGACTATGTAAGCAGCACGATTGCCATGACTCGTGCCAGCGGGTTCAGTGATTTCACTGCCAATACCGAGAATCACCGCAACATGATCTACCACCAGATCGCGCTGTCGGCCAACAACGCACTGGCGGATCAGTATCGGGTGAGGATCATCCCCGAGAGCGAGTACACACTGGAAGCCTCCGTGGATACCGGACGCATCATCGACTTCAACAACACGGAGTCGGCGTTCGTTTATTTCGGTGGCGTAATGCAGGGGATTCATCTCGAAGCGATCACGGCTCCAACCGCTGGCAGCATTGTCAGCATGGTGCTGTCCTCGACTGTCGAACGCTCGGACGAGATTATCTACGATTTCATTGGTGATTCACCCACGGTTGACGACCATGTGGGTGATCTCAATAACCCGCATCAGACCTCGTGGGATAACCTGCTGAACAAGCCGGAGGTGTTCCCCAACCACGAGGTTTTGCGGATTCCGCTGACGATACCAAACGAATACCAGCTTCTGATTTGGGAGAAGTTCGAGATCGACGGCGGAGCGCTGGAAGTGGCTCCGGGCGGCAAGTTGATTATCTTGCATGATCGCCCAGAGACCGAACTGACCGGGCCAGACTTCACTTACAATGGAAGCGGAGAATTGACCCAGATCGATTATGACAATGGGGAACAGAAACTGTTCACGTACACCGCTGGTGATCTGATCCGGGTGGACACCCTCATCGATGGGACGACGTTGAGGAAGGACTTTTATTACGGCGGAGGGGGAGAGCTGGATTACATTGATGAGTATTATGTTTACGCTTAAACAGGAGTAAAGCACCATGTCTCTCGTAGCCACTGACTGGACAATTGACCGGGCAACCGGGAACATCCGGTACACCGGGAACGACCACAACGGAGCTGCGCCGTCGTATGCCACAGTCATCGAATTCCATCGCTGGTTGCAGGACTTGGCGGACGACGCAGAGTTCGTGGGCGATGATGAACTCGACATCATCGATGACACCCCGTCTGATCGTTCAACCGACAACATCATCACCCTGATCAACGGGTTCAATATCGACGACACTGCCGCCGAACACCTCTACGACGGCTCGATCATTCAGGCGGGCGGCAACACGATCTACGACGGCATCGTGAACTTCGGCAACGCTGGCGTGATCATCCAGATTCATCAGGACGGAGCGGTCCTGACCGACGACTGGTGGAACTACTCGGTAGGTGGCAGCGATGATACCAGTACCAATGCCGCCTTCCTGACGGACAGTGGGGCCACGTTCACCACCAATGAGTTCGTTGGTTATTTCATCTACAACGTCACGGACGGCAGCTTCGGTCTGATCACGGCAAACACTGGCACCACGGTTACCGCGACCCTGCAGGGCGGGACCTTGGACAACTGGAACAGCGGTGATGCCTACCTGATCGCCAAGGGCTTGAATGAAGATTCAGCCTCCGGCATCTCGCACCGGTTCATGATCAAGGTGCGGACGGGCGGGGTAGATACTGATGGCCGTCGCCTGATCGGCACCACCCGGCGTTGGGGGTTCACCTACTCCGAGTTCAAGATTTCAGCCGGTACCTCGCGAGGCAATAACGTACTCGCGCTGGGCGACTCGGCGGACCTGAACAACACTACGGCCTACAACACTGTGTCGGGCTGGTCGACGATCGCCAACAGCACTGAAGGCTTTGTCCAGCTCGACGTCAACAACGACACGACTAACGAGGACTACTATTCCGAGTGGAACCGGGATACCTACACCATCAACCAGTTCTACGAACGGATGAAGTTCCTGACCACGGACGGCTCCAGCTCAACCTTGTATGGCCTGAACGGCGAACTGTTCCGTGGCATCACCCATGAGCTAGACGTCGATGGTGGCAGCGGCACATGGGGCACACCAGAGCATGAAGAGATCACGTGGACGGGTGGTTCAGGGCGACTGCTGGCGGTCGACAACAAGACCGGTACCAGCACCACGAAAATCTGGTTCCAGTTGCTCACTGGCGTCGTCCCGACCGACAACCAGACGATCACCGGCACTACTTCCAGCGCCACAGCGGACGCTGATCTGACGACGGGAGCATTGACGGCACGCCCGATCTCGACACCCTTTGTCGGTGTATCCACCGGCTCGGCATTGATCGGTTCCTATGGGTTGTCTTTGGAGGTTGCCGACCTCGCCGCCACCGACACCGTGTTCGATCTGACCAATACAGCAATCACACCACCAAACAACGTGACCTTCACGGTATCGGGACTGGTTTCTGGCGAAGATCGGGTGTTGGTATCCAACGACAACACGGGTATTGACTTCACCCAAATGACGCTGGCCACAACCCTGAGTGCCGCTGCCGAGACGACAGTCGACGTAGGGGCTGGAAACATCCCGGTTGATACGCCAGCCAGCGGCACGATCCGCATTCAGCGGGATAACGGTCTTTACAGCCGTCATCCGTTCAGTGCCTATGACGCAGGACGCCAGAACTTCACAATCACCTCGGCAGACTTCAGCACCAACAATGCGACGTCAGGCAACGATGTGTTCGTAAGCTACATCGACAAACTGGCAGGAGCGACCTCGGAGCAGTTCACCACGGTCTACAACGCCAGCCGGACGCTGTTCATCCGGGTGCGGGATGGTGGCACTGCGGGCGATCTGGAGGGCACAAAGACCTACGAGGGTACAGGCGTACTGGGTTCTAACGGAGGCTCGGTCACGATCAACCGTATTAGTGATGTCTAATGACCGCCGCAACATACACGACGAATCTTGCCGACATTTTCACGGACGGCTCTACTACCGGGTGGACCGCACTCGGTGGTGGGGCCTCCGGTCTGGCGCAGGAGACTGATTACTTCATTCAGAACACGTCGTGCCTGAGCAAGGCGGCGTTTGCCTCAGCCACCAAGGGCATGATCTTCAGTTACGGCTCAGATGCCGGTGGCTCAGGATCGGACGGTGCTTACATTGCGTGGATGACCCATACCGCACCGAACTCACTGGCAAACCGCAGCGCGGGTGGCATGCAGTTCCTGATCGGTTCCGGTACCGGCGACTACGAGCAGTACTACGTTGGTGGGGCCGACACCATGGTGTTCCTCGGCTGGGAACTGGTTGCTGTCAGCGAAACGGTCTCTGGGGACAACACCACCGGCTCCCCCTCTTCCACCGTGGAATCGTACTTCGGGGCGCTCTGGAACCTGCCCTCTGGTGGTCCAACGAAGGGCAACCCGAACGCCATAGACGCGATCCGCTTCGGGCGTTGCGATGCGATTATCGAGCTGGGCGACGCGACCCCCAACGGTCCAGCCAACTTTGACGACGCTATCTCGACGCTGGACTCGATCGCAAACCGTTACGGCCTGCTGACACAGCGTAAGGCGGGCGCGGCGATCGAGAACTCAGGTCTGGTCCAGTTCGGCAGCAGCACCAACGCGGTGCTGTTCGAGGACAGCGACAAGACGATCCTGCTGCGGAACCATCCCCACGTCACAGCCAACTTCCACACATGGGAAGTTCAGAACGCCTCCAGCTCGGTCACCCTGACGCGCATCACGGTGCAGGCACTGGGTACGACCAGCCCCGGACGCTGGGTAACGACGGACAACGCCACGCTGGCCTTCACGGCTTGCTCGTTCATCGACATGGGCGTGTTCGGCTTCGAGAGCAACGCCAGCATTCTCGGCTGTCTGTTTCTGAGGACGGATGAGATCACGGCGAACACGGCAGACTTAACCGGCTCTTCGTTCGTGGATTGCGCGGCGGCGGCGGATGGAGCCTGCGTGATCTGGGATGTAGCTACTGATCCAGATGGCTACTTGGACGACACCAGCTTCGACTCAACGAATTCCACCAACGCGATCCATGCGATCGAGTTCGGCACGACATCACCAACCTCGATTACCCTGCGCGGGATTGATTTCAAGGGCTTCAACGCCACCAGCGGGCAGAACGACAGTACCTTCAATGTCCTGCGCGGCAGTGGTACCGTCACGATTAACCTCGTGAACTGCACCAGTGACGTCTCCTTGACCAACTCCTACAAGTCAGCCGGGGCGACGGTGAACATCGTGGCCAACCCAGTGACTACCACGGTTTCCTGTGTCGACAGCACCGGGGCGGCAATCTCTGGCGCACGGGTCTTCCTGCAGGCAGCGAATGGCACCGGTCCTTTACCGTTCGAGGACAGCATCAGCATCACCCAGACTGGCGGCGTGGCTACGGTCAGTCATACAGCGCATGGCCTTGCCACCAATCAATACGTTGTGATCCGTGGGGCGACCGAGGAGGGCTACAACAAGGTTGCCCAGATCACGGTCACTGGCGCGAACAGCTACACTTACTCAGTGGACAGCGGGCTGTCGTCCCCGGCTACTGGAAGTCCAGTCTCAACCGGCGTGCTGGTCTATGGGACCACGGGCGCTCCGGGGACGGTAACAGATACCCGGACCCTGTCAGCCAGCCAGCCAGTGACGGGATGGGCGCGGAAGTCGACCTCCAGCCCTCTGTACAAGACCGCTCCGATTACTGGCACAGCCAGTAGCTCGGCGGACACGACCTTAACGGCGGTTATGATCGGAGATGAATAATGAACGCAGGTGTATTGTGGAGTGCGTTTAATCTAATCATGACAGGCAATGTCCTCGGAATTCCAAGGGAGCATATGAGAATGCAGTTTGGATCGACCGATAGAGAACCGGAACCTACCGAGGAGCAAAAGCAGGCGCAAGCGGCTCGTGAGGTGCGTGACAGGACGGCGACGATTGCCGGAATCAGCGCTGAGCTGCAGATTCAATCACAGCGGATGGAGAAGCTGTTCGAGGAACTTCATCGAACACAGAACCTGTATCAGACTCTGCTGAACCGTTTCGAGCAGTTCGAGCGGCAGCGGGTGAAGGAGCTGCAGAAGCTGCTGAACGGAGGGCCAACGGCCTAAGCGATGGCGATCACGATAGACTACGCCACCAAGGTGATCAGTGTGCCTCAGGGCGACTGCACGCTGGTCAGTGGTACGGTCTATACGATGGATACCGAGAGCGTGTTCCGGCAGACTATCATGGCGCTACTGGCCGATGAGGATCACATCTGGATGGATGATGTCTATGATCATGCCACTCAGCGCTCGGTGGCCGGGGTGACGTACGCCAGAGCGATCTCGATCATCAATGGCTACACGATCCAGTTCACGCCTGACAGCCAATGGTCGGTAGTACTGACCGGGTCCAACAATGATCTGTGGGACGTGCTGGGCGGAATCCTTGTCCAGAATCAGGTTCAGGTGATACCAACCAATTCGGCTGGGTTGGTTGTGGCGGGCACGGGCGGAGGTGCGACGGCGCAGGAAGTATGGGAATACCTGCTGACCTCAGGGCAACAGGCACAGGCGGAGCTGATCAAGGCACGGCTCAACGCAGGGAACGCATTCGCCGTGAGCGCGGCGAAGTAGGAGAACGGGATGAGCGAGATCACCCTATACGAAGGAGCAGCAGCCGCAACACCACCCTCTGGCGGAATCACCATCTATGCCAAGGTCAACCACCGGCTTTATTGGAAAACCGACACGGGCGTCGAGATTCCGTTTTATCCCGAGGGCGCGGGCACAGGTGATCTGAACTCTGACGGCAGCGTCGCCCTAACCGTCAACTGGGACATGGGCAACTACCAGATGCGGGCGCTGCAGTTCTACCCAGATGCCACCACTGGCACACCGCCATTTGTGGTCGACTCTACGACTTTAGTCGCAAACCTGAACGTCGATCAGCTCGATGGCTACGAGGCGTCCGCCTTCGTCCTGCTGGCAGCAACCGATATCTCCACTGCTGGGTTCTTCCTCGACGAAGACAACATGATCTCGGATGATCCAACCAAGGTAGCCAGCCAGCAATCGATCAAGGCTTACGTCGATATGAAGACGGCTGGGGCCCTGATGTTCCAGACGGGCTATAACGCCAGCACCAATAGCCCCGACCTGACGACCTCGCCGAACTCTATCCTGAAGGGCCAGTACTGGGTGGTCAGCGCTGCCGGAACCTCGTTCTACAGCCTGAATCTGGAGATAGGGGACACCTTGATTGCTAATCAGGATGATCCCTCGCTCGTGGGTCATTGGACGGTCCTACAGACGAATCTCGATGCGGCCAGTATCAAGACCCTGTATGAATCGAACAGCAACACCAATGCCTATCCAGATGCTGACGTGGCGGTAGTTGCCGCAGCCTTGGTCGATGGTGATTTTTCCGGGGCCAATGGCGAGATGCAGAAAACGGGCAGCGGAACCTACAGCACAATCAAGTGCGACTTTGCGGCCACTGCCGATCCAGATGCAAACTATGACAACACGGCTGGCTGGGCAGTTGGTAGTCGCATTATCAACGTCAACAACGACACGGTGTGGACGTGTGTTGATGCGAGCACTGCCGCTGCGTTATGGACGGAAGGCGGTGGCGCGGGTGGACTGGTACCACAGTTCAAGACCGCCAGTTTCACAGCCGTCGCAGGCAACATGTATTTCTGCGACACGTCAGGTGGGCCAATAGCCGTCACCTATCCTGCCGGAGTTGATCAGGACAACATCGCAATCTATGGCGATGCAACGTCAAGAGCGAACAACATCACCATCACGCCCGATGGCTCCGAGACCATCGACAACGACACCTCGTTCGTCATCGACCAGAACTTTGGTCAGGCGAATACTGCCTATGATGCCGCCAACACCAACTGGGTCTGTGCCTTAACCGGCATGCCAGAGGTGGTTAATGTCGAGGCTTACATCATAGGAGCACAGACTTTTATTTTTAGAGCTGGCGACTTTGGTTTGGGTGGTACACCACCGTCACTAGGAACGGCTGCTGGGAACTATGGCGTTAAGGTTCTGGCATTTGATGATTCAGCCTATGAAGCGGCAAACTTGGCCTTGCCGATGCCCAACCGATGGAACGAGGGACAGTTCAAATATCGGATAATCTGGCAACCACTTTCAACAGGCACCGGGACAGTTCAGTGGGGAGTTTATGGAAACGCCGCCACCGATGGTAGTGTTATGCCAACTTCTTCGGTGGGCGCTTCTGTTGAAGATGCTGCTAGTGGAACGGCCAATGCTTGGCAAACCACCATATGGTCAGCATGGTTTTCATTCGGCAACACCCCTGATTTGACAAAGATGATAGCCCTCAGGGTGCAGCGTAATGGTCCGTCTGGGCCTGATACTTATGTAGGAGATGCAAACTTTATCGCCATCGAACTTCAGTGGGTCTCTAACGCAGCAACGGATGATTAATCATGGGCGCTCTTTCTTCTAAGTTCACAGCTTATATAACAGATGATGCGACCATCGGGGATGCTGACATCAAGGGTGGCAAGATCGGCTATGGCACTGACGGAAAGCACGTCGGCACCATGCTGGCTGAGGACCCTTATTGGGCTAACGTGGTGTTCCTGCTTCCCTGTCGGACTGTTGCTCCATTCTGGTGGTATGCAAGCAGCGGTGGGCCGCTGTACGGTGGGTTTGATACAACGTCACCCAAGTTCGGGAATGTGAGCTATTACGCAGACGGCAGTGGCGATGTCCTGTTTGCAACGCTACCTGCCTTGGGTACTGGTGATTTTACTATCGAGACGTGGCTGTGGCCGATCACTGGTGGGGCTGGAAGTAATTATGGCCGCATCTTTCAGATTGGTCCAAACAGCACCGCTGGTGGCTTATTTCTTGTCAGGAACAATGCGCCTAATCCACTGAGCTTTCTGTGCCAGTTCTGTTACACCTCATCGTATACAACATTGTTCAGCCCCGGCACGACGATCCCCAATACCACATGGGCGCATATCGCAATGGTCCGGGCCAGCGGTGTATTGAGCTTTTACGTGAGCGGGACGAGGGTCTATACCGGGACTCCAAGTACTTTCAACATCACGCAGACGTTGCTTTGTCTTGGTGCTAATAACTCTGCCGCTGAGAGCTTTAATGGCAAGTTCAACAACCTTCGCATCACGACCGCAGCGCGATACTCGGGGGCCACCCTGACCTTACCCACAGAAGAGTTCCCGACTTATTAGGCAGGCCAATGACCAAACTCTCAGATTATTTTCAACGGGTTCTAACTGGCCAGCAGCCGGGAGGGTTCAATGGAATCCTGTGTGATCTGAGCACTCCCAGAGGGGCTTCTGGTGCCTATACGCTGGACATGGCCAATGCAGTGATCCTTGCCACCGAGATGAGTCTCCTCAGTTCGGCAGGCGGGACGCTGGATTCAGAGGGATTTTTTACGTGGACTTCAGCCGTACCTATCGGCTCTAGTTCAGGTGCTCCGCCACGGCTGACCAGCGTTACCAGAGAATATCTTTTCGAGATTAAGACCCTCACCACGCCAGCCGATGGGAACAACATCTATTGCATATTCAATTATGTTGATGCGAGCAACTACTGGGTCATCATTTTTCAGTACCTGACTGCCAGCACCCTTTACCAAGCTTATCTCTATGAAATAACGGGTGGCAGCGGCACGCAGCGCGGCGTTATCAACATGTCCACCACCCTCGACCATCCATCTTATTTCCGAATCACAGTGCGTGACTACGGGGATCGCGTTACCTTGTTTGTCGATGGTTGGAAGACCGACAACACAAGTTTGTACGACTCTAAGACTTTAACTTACACCGTAGCCAGTCGTCCCAACAAAGGCGGCGTCGGATTTTATATCAATCTGGTCAACGGAAATAAATACGCCTTCAGGCGAATGCGGGTTGCAGATGTCTAATTCGCAGCAAACCGAGGTGTTAGTTTGTTATCATGGGTTAGCCAGTATTGGCTATCTTGAATGATTTGCGGAGGGGACTGTGACAGATCATAATGACGCAGCAAAGGAAGGCCGACAGATTCCGTGGAAGCCGGTGTCGATAGCAGGGATCATCACACTGATGGTGGCTATAGTTCCGATACACGATAGAGTGTACGACTCCCGCTATGTCCGAACGGATCGTGACAGTTTCGAGAAGGTTCACAAGGAATTCGCCCTAAAAGATCAGGTGCTCACTGTCAGTGAAGCGATGCCCATCAAGGAGCAGGTCGCCAAGATCGATCGGAACTCCTCCCAGAACACAGAAAAACTCGATACGCTACTTATCTCATCGGCGATCCAGTTGGCGATTTCCGCCGAGGATCGCTACGAGCGATTGAGCAATACACCAACAGCCTCGGAACAGGACGTACACGACGCCAAGGCTACAATGATCAAAGCCCAGCGATACCGGGATTGCTTGTTGGATCGACAACCCAACTGTCAGGCCTTAAGGGTCTGGTAATGAGTCTCGGGGCACGTCAGGAAGAGTTCATGGAGCTGGTGCCACGCTTGCTAGACAAGGTCCATGAGCTGGGTTTCAGAATCCGTGGGGGTAGCCTCTTCCGTGATCCACGCCTGCATGGCCAGAAAGGGCATCCAGACGTGATGACATGGCTGGAGACCAACTTCCCTGAGGCCTTCACCGCCGCAGAGGCGGCAGGGTATCGTGGCTACGGCTCACGAGTCTCGCTGCACAAAGACAAGTGCGCCATTGACCTGAATCTGTTTCTTGACGGCCAGCCAGTGACGGGTACTGACGAGCACGCTCCCATTGGCGCATGGTGGGAAGAACAAAACCCGCTGTGTCGGTGGGGTGGTCGCTTCAACGACGGCAATCACTACGAATATCTCGCTGAGCCGTGGCGATGAAGGCCGCATTCACCGCCTTCGGCAGGTTTATCGAGAAACTGGTTGAGCAGCACAAACTGGTGCGCCGTGGGCTGGTTGTTTGGATCGTGGTTGAGATCACATGGGTAGTCGACCGGGTCTTCACCAGCCCGCACGAGATTACAGCGCCGGAGGCTACTGCATTTGGTGTGCTGACCGGCTTGTTGACATTGGTCCTCGGGTTTTACCAACGAACGAGGAGCAAGGAGGACGGGGATAAGTGAGCGCTTTGGATTTAGCTAAAGGTCTGCTGGGCAAGGCCAACCCCTACGCGATCTACATCAAGTGGGGCGCGATCTTCGCAGTGGCCTTACTGGCTTTCTTCTATGTGCGGGGTGCTGAGCAAGCCAAGGCTGACGTAATCACCCTGTCAAGTGATTTAGATGAAGCGCAGGCGAACACACGCAAGAATCAAGAAGCCTTCGAAACCTGTTCCGCTGCCAATGAAGCGAACCGGGCGGAGGCCGAGCGCCAGCGGCACTTAGTCATGGTGGCTGAGGCCCGGATAGAGATGATGCGGCGACAAGCCGATATCAAAGTAGAGGATATAAACCATGAGGTGGGAACCTTCCGTAGCGCTGGGCTTGAGTGCCCTGCTCTCACTGATGATTTTCGTCAGTGGGTGCGCGGCTCCTAAGCCGATAACCGTCTACGAAACCAAGGAGGTCGTGCGGGACCGGTATGTCCCTATCGACCCCTCCTTGACCGCCCCGGTGGATATAATCACCTTGTCGGAGGACTTCGATCTGTACGCACTGGGGGCGGCGTACAAGGCCCAGAGAGTTCGTGCCGAACAGTGCAACGGCCAGCTTGCGGAGATCGCCAAGCTGGGCAATTCAATGAAACGAGAGGACCAATTCCATGAATAGCAAGATAAAGATCATCACCGCCGACACCAACCGGGAACAGATCGAGGCATTGCTCGATCAGAAAGAACTGATCGACGCGCAGATACGCCAGTTGCGCTACGAAGAGCTGCACCCGCCGATTCAGGAATACCCGGATTTCGAGAGTGTTGAGTTCACCATGCTCGACACACTGGAGCCATACAACAACCTGAACATGACCCGCAAGGTGACGATGCATTTCATCGTTGCTGGCAAGGAATATACGTGGTCGAATCAGCAGGAGATGCCGGACTTTCAGGCCATTGCTTCTGGCGTGCAGGACATCGATGCCGATACATGGATCATCGAGCTGCCGAAGATCGAGTGGAAAGAGGACATGTCCACAGAAGACAGAGCCATCGTGATTGGCCGCTTCGAGCGATACAAGGGCGGCTTGCGCGACAACCTGCGGATGTGCCCTCAGGAGCTGAAGGACGCATACACCCGGACGCATGTCATGCCGAAGCGCCGAGCCGTATACTACGTTTACCCGGTAGCGATGCCGTAGGTCGAACACCAACAGGGACGTAGCCATGAGTGGTCTAGTCAATTCGGTCAAGAAGGTCTTCAAGAAGGCGACCAACTTCGTGAAGAAATACTGGAAGCCAATTCTTGCAGCCGTCGCCATTTACTTCACGGCAGGGGTGGCCCTGTCCTACTTTGGGAGTACCGCTGGCTTTGCCAGCAGCTTACCGGGGTTCGGAACAGGGGGCCTATTCAGCAAGGCTGCTGTCTGGATGGGCTTCAACGGGACGGCAGGCAGCGGACTCTTCAACACTGCGGTGGCTGCGGGCAAGATCGCCCCAGCCATCGCCACAACCGCTAACACTACGGGCGTGCTCGCGGCGGATACCGGAGCGATCGGCGCAGGTGGTAGCAGTGGTGGCCTGTTTGTCAACCCAGTGACGGGCGAGGCTGGGGCCAAGGCTTCCGCTTCCATGCTGGCTGGCGGAGGCGGGGCTGCTGCCGGGGGTGGTGGTGGCGCACTGGTCGCGCAGCAGGCCACCCAGTCCGCAACCGAAAGCGCACTGGTCAAGGCGCTGGAAACCCAGACCAAGCTCAGCATGGTCAAGATGGGAATCGACACGGTGTCCGGCCTGTTGGCTCCTGATCCGTACGAAGAGGCTCGCAAGATGCACGATCTGCAATACGCCTCTTCTTTCGGCGTAGACCGGCAGGGCAATGATACTTTTGGCTGGGGTAAGAGCGACAGCGCGGCTGGCTGGGCCAACATGAATAAACGACAGTCCGGGTTTGGTTCCAATGTGGGCTACGGAATGTCGTCCGACCAGAGCCAGTTCCGTGAAGCCCAGTTCGTGCCAACCCAGCACGAGCAGAACAACCCATATGGTCAGATGAAGCCACAGCAACCACCCGGACAGCCTGCCTTTGTGCAGCCGAGCATGAACCGGAGAGCGTAATGCCAGAGTTCATTCCCCAAGGACAGGCCCCTCAGGGGCAAGGTGGGCAGGAGATGGTGGCCCCAGCTCCCGCCCAATTCCTCTCGCCTCAGCAATCCGCCCAGATGGCCCAGACCGGCATGCAGGCGCAGGGTCAGCCACAGGCCCCTCCGGGCGCTCCGGTGGGGGCTGGCATGGGTGCGACGCAGGAGGACCCGTTCAACGCGCCCGAGGAGCCAGCAACAGACGAAGAGGAGCAGCAGTTCGAGGACCTGTTCATCCGTACCATTGCCGCCGTCAATGACAACCGCAAGCCACCGAAGGGTCGGCGCTCGCTGGCTGATGAGGTGGTCAGGCAGTTGTCGCAGAAAGGCAAGGAGGCCTACATCGTCATCGGCGATACAGCAGGCCTGATCATGACCCAGATGGTGGATAACGCGAAGCGTCAGGGGGTGCAGTACGAAGGCTCGGTCGTCATGCAGGCTGGCATGGGCCTTATCGGTGAGTTGATCAAGATTGCCCGTATGTCCGGCGCGATCAAGAACCTACCAGAAGAGGATTCGGAAGAGGAGCAAAAGCTGGTTGAGCTGGCCGCGTTGCAGGGATCGAAGTATTTCGGTGAGTATCAGCTCTCCACCGGGCAGGCTGATCAGATGGGGCATCGCAAGGAGCTGGACGAGCAGATGCAGCGCGAGGCTGACTCAGGGCAGCTCGATGACTGGGGCATGGAGCAGATGAGCCCCGACATCCGGGCCTCTCTGATGCAACAGATCGGCGGAGGTGGTGGGCAGGGGCCGCAGCCATCGCCGCAGCCACAGGCCCCACAGGGAATGCAGGGAGCACGCTGACATGGGTCTGAACTGGTACGGTGGCGCTCAGGGCGCGTCAAAGGGTCTGGAGACCTTGCTTGGTGTTCAGTCAAAGAATATCGACATGCTCTACGATCAGGTAACGCGAGAGAATCACGATCGCTTTGCCTCCGCCGAGGCCGAGAAGCAACGACAGTTTGTGAAGGAACAGGCCGACACCGAGTGGAGTCGGAAGATGCCGCTCGAATACGGCAAGCTGAACCTGCAGGGACAGCAGATCGAAGCCACTAATAAGTTGCAGCAGGCTCAGCTTGAGGCGACCACGGCGTACCAGAACGCCAACATTGGCATTCAGCAGCAGCGCAATGAGATGACCGGTCTGGCCAATGCCGCCACCGCCGAGTCCAGACGAGCGACTAATGCCCGCGAGCAGGCAGCGGATGATCAGAAGACACTGGATGCGATCAACGAGAAGATCGCTGCAGCCGAAAAGGACATTGTGTCTACCCCAGAACAGCGCCAGTCCGACATCAACTATTGGAAGGAGCAGCGCCAGCTCGTAACGGAATACGGGGCCGATGGTGCGATGGACTTCACCAAGATACAGAGCATCATGGCTGGCCACCCACAGACCGAGTACTACGGGCGGGCCTATGCCCTGATGAAACCCGAGGAGCGGCGGAACGTGGACCGGGAGGCTCTGCGCCTTCAGAGAGACAAGAAGGCGGATGGCCGTCGCCAAGCCTACGCCATGGCGATCGACGCTGTGATGGGAGAAGGGGAGGCCCAGACCCCTGCCAAAGAGGAGAAACCGCCTCAGAATCGATCTGAGGGGCAGGGGCAGGCCACTCCAAAGGCTGAGACACCTGAAAAAAAGACTCAGCCCCAATTCACTGATCTTCCCGCGAAACCTCCGGGCTATGATTTCTCGGCTGAGAAGGGGATGACCCGTGAACAGCGAATCGCTGCCCAGAACACTGCGGCAGTGGCGACCAGTAAGTACAAGAAGGCCACCAAGGCGCAGGTTGAGGCGCTGGCCAAGGAGCTGGCCAAGAAGGACGGTTTTCAGATGTGGGGCATGCTGTTCCGTGGTCAGCGGAACAAGTACCTTGAGATGGCTCAGGAACAGATCGACAAAGCTCCTCGCGAGGACACGAGGTTTATCGCTGCTAGTGGTGGGTCGAAATAGCAGCCTATTAAAGCCCTGACGGGCTGGGACAGGCATGGACAAGGATTATTCGTCGTTTGCGGAAGATAAAACCTATACGCAGGAAACGGAAGCTCCACCTTTAACCGCATCAGCAGCGCTAGAGATACCAGAATCAAGCGACTATTACTCGTCGTTTTCTAGCGATATCGACTATACCAAGGGCCCCGAACCAGCTCAGGGTGCGCCGGGAGAAGAACCCTCTTTCCTGAAGAACCTCGTCGCTGAGTGGGGTGTTGGTTCCGGTCAGCTCGCTCAAGGTATCGGGCAACTGATGGACGACTGGCTCGGATGGAAGAGCGGAGCTGAATTCGTCCGCAACGCAGGGCAGCGAGCCGAGGAGTACTGGAAAGGCTCGATCCCCGAGGACGAGTGGAACCGGATCGAGAAGGAGACTCAGAAGAACTTTATGACCCTCAAGGACGAGGGCGACTGGTGGAACCCCATGGACTGGGAGCGGGGCGACATGGGTCTCGAAGGCTTGCTCTATATGGGCATGCAGTCCATGCCAGCCACGGTGGCCACCATGCCGATCGCCGGACTTGGTGGTAAGTTGGGGATGGCTGCGATCAGCAAGATACCGGGCGTATCCAAGCTGATAACCACTTCTAAGGTCGGAAAACTAGCTGAGGCGGCTGGCGGATCGGCGGAAGCGATCAAGGCCGGGAAGCGGGCCGATAAGATTCTAAACCGGATTCAGGGAACCCTCATGGGCACTACCTATGGTGGCGCTGAGGGCGCGATTTCGGCTGGCCAGACGGGCTACCAAATCAATCAGCAGGTTGACAACATGCGGTTCGAGGACCTGCTGTTGAAAAGTGACTATGCCCGGAACGTATACGAGGCCCACATCGCCGAGGGTATGGACCCTGAGGAGGCGGCGAACCAGACACGGGAAATGGTCAAGGAGAAGGCCAGATCAGACGCCATGTGGAAGACCATGGTCACCACAAGCGCTCTGGGCGCTCCCATGGGCATGTTCTTCTCCTCCGTGCTGCTCAGGACACCATGGGCTAAGGCTTTCGCTTCCGGCAAGGTGGCTGGATTGGTTGAGGGCGCAGCAGGTGAGGCCGCACAGGAGACTTTGCAATCGGCCTTTGAGCAGTATTGGCAGAACGAGGCGACACAGAAGTATGCGGACAAGACGATCAAGCTCTCCGATGGTGTGTTCGAGGCTGCTCTCACAGGTGGTATTGTCGGCGGTGTTCTGGGTGGCGCTTTCGGCGTGGCTGGTACGCCAACTAAGGCTCAGGCCCAGAGGGAAGAAACCCGCACCCAGAACCTGAAGGACAACCTGAAGGTTGAGGTGCATTCACGACTGGCCGCTTCTAGTCTGATGCAGAACTATGGCAAGACGCCAGAGCAGGCTACTGAGATTATCACCCCGATTATGCAGCGCTACTCGGAAACCAGAAATCTGGTTGAGGCGGCTGCTGACCTGAAGTTCCTTGAGATGACAGGTCGTACTCGTGAGCGTGGCCTTGATAATGTTGGGCAGGCCCAGCCGGATTACGGCGACCTCGATGTCAGTGTTGAAGAGGAGGCTGGGCAGGAGCGCAACGGCCACACCCTGAAGTACCCAGCCGGGAAGATCAACGGCACGGTCGGCGCTGACGGCATGAACGTCGATATCGTTGGTCCGGGCACCGGCAATCGCATCTACATCGCCGAGAAGTTGGCCCCTGATGGTACCTTCGAGCAGCACAAGGTCCTGTATGGCTTCGAAAATGAAGAGCAGGCCATGGATGCGTTCTACAGCACATGGGGCCGGGACGACGCCGACAACCTCGGCAACCTGACTGAGGTTAACAATCAGGAGCTGAACGACGCTCTGGCCCGCTGGACACGTGACTATGGAACTGAACTGGGACCAGCCACCGATGAGCCGCTGACGCCAGAAGAGGACCTCGCGCTTCGCAAGGATGAAGACTTGCAGGTTGGCATCGAGGATGTCCAGTCCCAGCTTGATTATGTACAGAACGAGGACGGCTCTTACCCGACCGAAGCTGAGCCTCTGCTCAACCGCCTGAAGGTGCTACAGGAAGAGAAACAGCGCCGGATCAACTCTGGTGAGTGGCAGCAAGAAGCGGGCGTGGAACAGCCCGTGGAACAAGGTGAACAGGGTTCCCAGCCAGAGGGCGAAAATCAAGCAACCACACAGGTTTCAGAGGAAGCTCCACGTGGAACAGAAGGGGGTGAAACACCACTCAGCCTGCGCGAGGGTGGCCGTACCATGCGCGGGCCATACCCGGAGCGGATACGGCCTTCCGAGGCTGCTGGTGCTGGTGAGAGGGCGGTCGATGTCGATTTCTTGCATCTCTCTCGCGAACCTGATCTGCAGGTATTGAAGGGCGAGAAGGCTAGCACCTCCGCCGTCCGGCGTACGCGAGCCAAGGTGGGTCGTGAAGCCACTGCCAATCGAGTTTACATCTACGCCCAGCAAGAGAAGGCGATGGGTGGCCGTTCTGTTAGTGGCAATGAGTCCGTTGTCTCTCGGGCCTCGGATCAGGTCTACAGCGGGACCGCTACCAACCTGTACGACTTTGATGCTGATCCGCTGAACCTGCTGCAGGGGGCAAAGATGCCCTCTGAAAGCATGGAAGCCGCCATCCTCAAGGCGGGTTACGACGGTTGGTACTACGAGAAGTTCCCGAAAATACATGGCGGCATGGGCGTCATCCTCAACAAGGATGTGGCGGCGATGTATCACGGTCGCGCCCAGAAGGTTAAGGAGCTGTTGCGCGAGCCGAGCATGTTCCAACATCTGGTCGCGTGGGAAACCATCCCCGGCAGTGCCTCCCCATTTGCCGCAGCCACCTCTCTGCTGACCCCGGCAGAAGCTCAGGTGCTGAACGAGAAGCTGCTGCTCGGCGTGGTGATCCAGAAAGACCTCCGTAGTGATATGCTGGCCTCGGCCATGGGACTTCCATCGCGGCTGCTGTTACAGCGCTGGGGCGGATATTCCGGTAAGGTCATGCCGTCGATGCAGGTTGGTCTTGACAGCGCCCTGCAAGCCAACCTGTATTCGGCGGCGATTAAGCTGATCTACCAGCAGGATGCCGTGCCATGGATGCATGCCACGCCCAAGGGGGACAGGGACGGCATCGAAATCGAGCTGGACAGAACACCGACCCAGAAGCAGCTCGAAGCCTTCCAGCGTGAACTTGAGAAAAATCTCGGGCAGTTTGTTGGGTTCACGGTCATGCCGGATGGCAGGATCATGGTCGGGAACTACGATGAGAATGTATCCAGAGCGCAGTTTGTAGCGCGAGTGGATCGCTCGGCAGCAGTGCTTCCAAGTGGTACAATGACCTCCTTCAAGTTCGAGGGCGCGTATCGTGACGAAAGCCAGCAAGAAACTAAAGAACTTGCGCTACGCTGGGCAAGCGAAGCCGGATCACCGAATCTACAAGAGTGGATTTCAACTGCTCAGGCCCGTGCGGCAAAGGCCGCAGGGGAATTCTTCAGCTCCCTCCCAAGAAGCCACGCCGCCCGCCAAGCCTACGAAAACTCAGCAGTAACCCCGCTCAGCCTGCTGCCGGAGGAGTTCCAGCTCACTCCTCCCGACGAAGAGGCTGAGGCCGAATACAAGGACCCATTCTATTCAGCCCTTCTCCGAACGGTGGAGGAGGGTTCGCAGCGTGGTATGCCAAAGAAGGGAGCCAAGGCCATCAAGGAATGGCTGCTTGCTGCCCAGAGGAAAGGTCTGTTCAAGAAGGAGGAGTACGACTGGCTGGACCTTGATCGTGTGTTCGAGGATTACAGCGAGGTCGGCGCTCCCGAAATGAAGCGTCAGGACCTACTCGATTACGTTAAGAGAAATCAGGTCAGGATTGAGGACTCCTTTGCTGGTGCGCCAGACCGTGCAGCGTTCCGTCCTTACGATATAGCCCTCGGTGATCTGCTGGATTACATCTATACCCTCAGTGCCACCAGCGGGATCAATGAGAGCGCCCTGAAGATGTGGGCCAACGGCACTGACGTCGGGGGCATAGAAGCTATCCCAGAGCATCAGCGTAATGAGCTGCTGAGGCGTCATGAAAAGTTCATCCAGCTTGAGGCGCAGTCCATCGAGCGCGGCCTCAAGACGGATCGACCGGCAACCAAGTATGAGGAATACAGTCTGGCCGGTGGTCGGAATGCTCGCGAACTACTACTGGTTGTCCCCGGTATTGGTGAGTGGGGCGATGGGCATATATGGAATCAGGACGGTCGAAAGCGGGCGGTTGTTCATGTCCGATTCAACGACCGGATCAACAGCGAGGGTGGGCGTACGCTGTTTATCGAGGAGGTGCAGTCAGACCGCCATCAGGCCGGGCGCAAGGAAGGGTATCAGGCTCCTGATTTGAGCCGGAAGAATAGGGCGCTCAGGGAGCAGTTGACGCGAGTTGGTCGAGGTATCGACAAGATTGTTAAGGAGAACAACAATCTTGGATTTGATAACTCAGCAGAAGCGCAACTTTCACTTGTTTCGAGAATGAGGCATGTGGGACGTGGTGAAGGCATTAGGTTGCACAATACAGTCTTCGGGTTTGAGCTGAACACTACCGAAGAAGCCGCGCAACTTGGAGACCTGTTATGGGAAGCCAAGCGCCTTCGCCGCCTCCTTGATGATGTGGAATCCCAGCAGCGTATAGGCGTTCCACCAACGCCCTTTATGAAGACCCAGACATGGGCCATGGTGGCGATGAAGCGCATGATCCGTTACGCCGCTGAGAACGGCTACGATGCCGTGGCATGGACGCCGGGAGATGTTCAGAATGAACGCTATGGATTAGAGCGCTCGATAGATGCCATTAGATATAAGCCAACGGAAGGGTATCTCTACATCGAGTACTCCAATGGCAATGAGGATGTGGAGGAGCTTAGCGCGACCGAGATAGAAGAAGGAATGGGCATTGCAGGGCAGGTGCCAGAATGGATGCGGATTGAGATGTCCAGCAGCATAGATCAAGCTCACCAAGATGCTGAATATTATTACGAACCAACCCTTCTCAAAGACACAGACTATATCGGCGAGGTGGCTGATCAACAAGGATTTGACCAAGAAGATTATGAGCCGGAAGGCTACGTCATCATCAACAATAGTGGGGACGTCGAGCGCACGTATGATGGTCAGATCGAGTGGTTTGAGGATGAGGAGGAGGCTCGCAAATGGGCGCTGGAAAAGGTCGAAGCGTCTGATGACGGTTTAATCATCTGGGGTGACGAGGAAGACAAGGTCGGTGGTGAAGGGATGCGCGGCTTCTATGATGACATCCTCGTCAACGAGGTGCAGAAGTTCGTCAAGAAATGGGGCGCTCAGGTAAGACCGTTCGGTACCGCCATCGACACCGAGGAAACCTTCGGAGATGAGATCGCCGGGGATATCAGCGATGAGGCGCTGAGGGTGGCTTTCGAAGAGAACCAGACGGTAGATATGGAAGGCAACGCATGGGGGTTGTCCTTTGAAGGGCCGGAGGGGGTACATCTGCTCAAGATGACGCCTGACTTGGTGGAGGCCGCGATGGGCGGTTTCCCGCTGTTTTCTCTGGGGCCGGACGCTAAACCCAGCGATCAGGCCCGCGCTCGCGAGCACGCAGAACGCCTCTATAACCGCCCCGACTGGACCGTGATCAACAAGGAGGTTGATGCCTCCGTGGCTGGAGCCGTCACACCTGAAGAGATTCAGGACGCCATGGAAGAGTTCACGCTCATGGGCACCATGAGCCGGTACTTCCGCAAGTGGTTCGGCAACTCCCAGACGGTGGACGCCTTCGGCCAGCCGATCGTTTTTTATCATGGCAGTGGCGAGGGCATGATTGGTCGATTCCTGCCTAATCAGAGGGGTCAAATCTTCGTTTCCACCAACCCGGCCTTTGCTGGCGCATTCGCCGAGGTAAACTCTATGACCTATGGCTGGTCGGTGGACGAAGAGGACCCCAATTACACTCGCGCAGCTCCGACCATCTACCCTCTGTATGTTCGGGCCAACAAGATATTTGACTTCCGTAACAAAGCGATCCGGCGCAGCTATTCCCGCTGGCTGCAACAGAACAACATCTACTCAGGAACCCGGCTGAATCAGGAACTGGCCAACGTTCAGAACGGCGATTGGGAGACGATCGAGAGGGGCGCTGTTCAGGCCTTCATCAAGGAGCGTGGCTACGATGCGTTCTACCTGATGGAGCAGGGGTCTCTGAACCTTGGCTTGTTCGATCCCAGAAACATCAAGTCGGCAGTGGGGAACGCCGGGACCTTCCTGAATGGCACCGCAGACATGCTGCTGTCACTGGACCCGAACGAGGTGGGTAACGAGCTGAGCCGTCGCCTTAATCTGTACCAGTTGCTGGCTCATCTGCAGAAGACCACCACTGCCGATTCCACCTTGAAGGCGGTGCGGGCGCACATCAATGAAGGACTGGATAAGGGCCTGTTCGATCGTCGCGCCCTGAAGGCCCTGTCCGGCAAGGAAAATAGCGGAGCTGAGATCATACGAAAGATTAAGGCCTCGATCCGTGCCGGTGCCCCGATCACTGCGCGAACAGCGCTGTCACGCACGGTGGTCAACAAC